AAAGGAATTATGAATCAAGCAGGTGGCATTAAGGATAAAGAAGCATTTAAAAAATGGCTTAATGATCCAGACAACAGATTTTTTAAAACTTATAATGGAAATATATAATGGCTTTAACAACTTACTCAACATTAAAAGCAGAAATTGCTTCGTATTTAAACAGGGATGATTTAACAACTCATTTAGACACCTTTATTGACTTGGCAGAATCTCGTTTAAATCGTGATTTGAGATTAAGAGAAATGGAAACAGTTGATACATCAATTACAACTGTTTCAGGAACACAAGCTTACGATTTACCAACAGGTTATCTTGAAATGCGATATGCCTCTTTACAAACAAGCCCTTATACATTTTTAATTTATATGACACCGCCAGATTTTATGCGATTGTATAATGAAGGAGAAGGCTCTGGTACAGCTACACACTATACTATTATTGGTACTAAAATTTATTTAGGTAAAATGCCAGATAGTGCAAAAGTTTTAGAATTAGGTTTTTTCCAACGACCTACAGGATTGTCTGATGCTAATACAACAAATGCTATACTAACTAATTTTCCAGATTTATATTTGTATGCTTGTTTAGCAGAAAGTGAACCTTTCTTAATGAACGATGAACGATTAAAAGTTTGGGCTTCTTTGTATCAAGAAGGAGTTAAAACAGCTAATGAATCAGCACAAAGAGGAAGAACATCATCTGCACCATTGCAAATGTCATCAAGAATGGTGGTATAAATGCCAGATATACAATTTGGACAACTACAAGCAGATTTACCAAGTTATGAAAATACAGGGTCGCTACAAGTTGACAATGTTATTCCTTTAGCAGTTGGTTATAAATCGTTTCCTAGTTTTACACCTTTAAGTTCTAACGCATTAACAAATAATGCTACAGGATTATTTTCAAGCATTGGCGATGATGGAACAATAAATTATGCAGGAGATCAAAGCAAACTTTACAGAATGTCTGGTTTGACTTTTTCTGATATATCAAAGTCTGGTGGTTATAATTCTAAAACTACAGAAGGCTCAAGAGATTTTTGGAGCTTTACCCAATTTGGCGATAATATAATTTGTTCAAATGGTACTGACCCCATACAAAAACTTAATGAAACAACTGATTCTCTTTTTTCTGACCTAGTTACTTTTACTGTAAAATATTTAGGTATTGTCAGAGACTTTGTATTTAGTGGATTTGTAACTGAGTATGAAGCAAAGAAAAGTTTTGATTCAAATACTATTTCTAGTAATGCTATAACCATTAGTAGTCATGGATATTTAACTGGAGATACAGTTATTTATGATAGAAATGGCAATACAGCATTAACAAACTTAGTTGATAAAGAAACTTATTATGTTGTTAAAATAGATGCTAACACTATTAAATTAGCAACAACTAATATAAATGCAGTTACAACAACTGTTATTACTTTATCAGCAACAGGCGGTTCACAGACACATAAATTAGAAAAAGCAATTATTTATAATCAACGAGTACGATGGTCTGGTTTAAATGATAGTTCAACTTGGACACCAAGCGGAACAACACAATCTGGCTTTCAAGATATTGTTGGTAGTCATGGTTCTGTTCAAGCGATTGTTAGTGGAGAAAGTTATGCTGTAATATTTATGGAACGAGCAATCTATCGTATGGATTATGTCGGAACTCCATTAATATTTCAGTTTTCAAAAGTAGCAGATAACATTGGTGCTTTTATACCTAAAAGTGTTGTAAGTTTTGGTTCAGAAATATTTTTTCTAGCTCAAGATGGTTTTTATAAACTATCTGGTGGAGATACATTAACACCTATTGGAAATGGTAAAGTAGATGATTTTTTCTTTAATGATTTATCATCTGACTTAGATGGAGTATCTAGTGCTATTGACCCTAATAACAGTATTGCAGTTTGGTCTTATCGAGGAGCAGGTGCAGAAGGTACAAGCGATGTTAATAATAAATTATTAATTTATAATTACTCCGTAGATAAATGGTCAACAGGAAGTGGTTTAGATGTACAATTTATATCTAGTGGCTCACAAGAAGCTTTTGATACTTTAGAAAAATTAGATGTACTTGGTAATCTTGATGCCTTACCTAAAACACTTGATAGTTATTATTATTCATCTGGTATTTATGGTTTAGCAGGATTTAATTCAGATAAAAAATTTGGTAAGTTTCTTGGCGGAAGTTTACCTGCAACAATAGATACAACAGAGTTTCAAGGAGCAAAAGACTCTAGGAGTGCAATTACTAATGTTAGACCAATAGTAGATGCAAAAACTTCATCTGCGGTTTCTGTTACAGTTACCCCTATTACTCGAAGTTCACAAATTGAAACAATTACAATAGGTAGTCCAGTTGCTATTCAAAGTAGTGGCGATTGTCCTCTGCGATCATCAAGTAGGTATCACAGGATTAGAGTAAAAACGACAGGCAATTTTTTAACAATGTCTGGTGTAGATGTAACAGCAAAAGCTACAGGTAAAAGATAATGGCAACAAACCAATTTTTAAATGTACCTTTATCTATGCCTAACCAAGCACAGCATTTACGATTAATTTCAAATACTGTAAACAATACTTTAGATGGAAAATTAAACTCTACAGGTGCAGTTACTTTAACTGCTAACGCAACTACAACATCTTTAACTGATGAAAGGATTGGAGTAAACTCTGTTATTATTTTTGAACCAACAAATGCAAATAGTAATTCTGCCAAAGCAGGATTATTTGTTTCAGCAAAAGCAAGTGGTTCAGCAACATTAACTCATAGTAGCTCTTCTAATACCGATCAGATTTTTGATTATGTAGTTATTGGATGATTGTTAAAGTACCACCAGAAGATTTACATTTATTATGGAACGAAGTTGAGCCTCTTATAAAAAAGGCTTTAGACGATACTTATTCCGCTAGAGATATTTTAGACGGATTAATTAAAAACTCTTTTCAATTATTTATTAGTTGGGAAGATAAAGTAGAGTGTGCTGTTATAACAGAAGTTGCACAGTACCCTCAAAAAAAAGTTTGTCGTTATTTTCTTGCAGGAGGTAACAACATAGATAATTGGCTAGAGCCAATCCAACAAGAAATAGAAAAATTTGCAAAATACAATCAATGTCATGCAGTTGAAGTTGCAGGGCGAAAAGGTTGGGCAAGGAAATTAAAAGGATATGAACAAAAAATATATTTATTTAGTAAGGAATTATAATGAGTAAAGGTGGAAACCCAAGTAGTGTAACAAGTACGACTAGCTCTGAGCCTAGTGAGTTTGTTAAACCATATTTAACAGAAGCATTTGGTCAAGCACAAAACTTGTTTCAATCAGCAGTACCCAATTATTATCCGAACCAGACTTATGCAAATTTTGCACCAGAAACAACTGCCGCTTTAGGTTTAACTACTCAAAGAGCATTACAAGGCAATCCATTATTAGGTGCATCACAAAATGAAATAAGTAATATTTTATCTGGTCAATATCTTTCTCCTACATCTAATCCTTATTCTCAAGCTCTTTACAATCAAATGGCAGGCGATGTAACAGCAGGAGTACAATCACAATTTTCAAAAGCAGGCAGACTAGGTTCTGGAGCTAATCAAGAAGTATTAGCAAGCGAACTTGGCGATCTTGCAAATCAAGTCTATGGTTCTCAATACCAACAAGAAAGACAAAATATGTTAGGTGCGGCTCAAATGGCACCACAATTAGCACAAGCTGATTATTCTGATATTCAAGCCCTTGCTTCAGTAGGACAACAACAAGAAGCAATGGACATGGCTAAAATACAAGATGCTACTGCTCGTTTTGATTTTGAACAACAAAAACCATATTACAAACTTAGAGAATATCTTGCCTCTGTTGGTTCTCCATACGCACAAAATGTTTCACAGACTCAACCTGTATTTAGAAACACAGGTGCAGGATTACTTGGTGGAGCTATGGCAGGTGGTCAAATTGCGGCAGGAATTCCCGGTCTTGGTGCAGGTATGGGAGCAATCGGTGGCGGATTATTAGGAGGGTTCTTTTAATGGTACAAACAGTAAAATCTAATCCATTTTTAAGACAAATGACATCTAATCAAGCATATAGAGTTAATCCGCAACAAAGAGGTTTTTTTTCTTTAGGTCAACAAATGAACGCACAAAACTTAATGGGTATGGCTAACAATCAACCTAGAGGTAATACTCCGCCTAATTTTAAAAATAATCTTTTAAATTATATTCTTTCTCCTCAAGGTAAAGGAATGGCACAGGGTTTATTAGAGTCTAGTGGTTATTCAACAAAACCTGTTGGTATGGGAGAAGCTTTTGCTAGAGGTATGGCACGATCTAATGAAGCTCAAAGATATGCTGATGAAACAGAATTTAAAAAACAACAATACGAAGATACAAAAACTTTTAGAGATAAACAAACTGCATTTCAAAATAGAATGATGGAAAGTGAGTTTGGTTTAAAAGAAAGAAAATTTTTATCTGATGAAGAATTACAATTAAAACAAATTGGATTAACCGAAGATCAAATAATTAATGCTAAAGAAAATAATGTAAACCTTTTAGCTTTTAAAAATAAAAAATTAACACAAGATGAATCATTAGCTTTAAAAGGATTGGGGTTACAAGAAAATCAAATAAATAATTTAGAAAATTATAGAACTAAATCTTTAGAGTTTCAAGATAGAAAATTGACATCTGATGAAAA